AAGAAGCTATGCGGTCAGACGGTTGAGCGCGTCGTAGGTTTTGAACCCTACGATGGCCTCTTTCCGTGTTTCCTTCGCCCCTTCTGGAGATTTATCTTCATAAGTGGTGAGTTTGAATGGAATCAGCAAACAGCTGATATGGTACGTTGTTTACGTACCATATTTTTTGGTCTTAAGAAACTTGAAGTTCCTTACGACGAGGACGATAAACGTAAGAAGTTAGATAGTTTTCGAGAAATCGAAGACGAGCTAGCCTCTCAGCCGTATGTCTATCCTTCTGCAGTGATGCAGCGAGCCCAGAGATTGATCGAAATCTTCTCCTCAAGATATAATCCTGAGTGTAGATTTCCCAATCACGGACCTGGAGCTGTTGCGGGTGGTGAGCAGGGAATGGAAAAATGGACTTGGTCCACGTTCTATTCTTCTGTTCATAAGGAATGGCCGTACTGGGACTACCTTTATGGAGTAAAATCCTATATTGGCGGCCTTGCCGACACTTTCCCTCTTAGTGAGGGGGGGGTGCCGGGTTCGGTAATTCCTAAGCGAATCTATCGTCACCAACTAGCTGGTCTTGCACGCGAGTGGAAGACCATGGAACGTAAAGACGAACCAACGGCTAGGTTGTTGTTAGTACCAAAAGACTCTCGAGGACCACGGGTAATCTCGTGTGAACCGAAAGAATTAATGTACTTGCAGCAAGGTGTATCTAAACATCTGATGAATTTCATCGGACGCTCTAGACTCACTAAAGGACACGTTAACTTCGACGATCAGTCGATCAACGCGGCGCTCGCTCTCGAGTCATCGAGAAGCAAAACGTTTGCGACAATCGACCTATCGGACGCAAGTGATCGTGTGTCGTGTAAACTCATTTCCTTCTTGTTCCCCGAAAGGGTTACTAGGAAGTGGTTCGCACTTCGATCAACGGCCACTAAACTACCTGATGGTAGTATGATCAACCTCCAGAAGTTTGCTCCTATGGGATCGGCATTATGCTTTCCCGTCGAGGCACTCGTCTTTTGGGCGATCGCCGTTGCGTCTGTTTGGGAACAGACACGTTCGCGCACTGCGCTTGGACTTGTTTATGTCATGGGGGACGA